TCCACACCGGACAGCTGCGCCAGCGCCTCGTTGACCGGCTTCCGGTCGATCGCCGGGTACCTGCGGGTCCGCCTTCCAGCCCGAGGAGGCTCGAAGTCGATCGGGAATGCGGCGCCCGGCCACTCGCACATCTGCTGCACGAGCTTCGCCCCGATGGTGCCGTAATCGAATCCTTCGATCACCGTGTCCAGGTCCGTGTTCGGCTCCCCGGTGGACAGGACCGGGGGCGCCCACAGAGCGGTGACGGGGGCGACCGACCGCGCGGCGCACAGCGCACGGAAGCCGGACGCGGTGACCTTCAGCAGGGACGGGGTGCTGTCGTGCGGCTGGATCGGGCCGCCCAGAAGGTACCCGCCGAGGTCGACGAGCAGCGAGTGCTTCCACTCGGTGAAGGTGTTCCGCAACGCACCGGACCTCGTCCCCTCCTTGAGCACCTGCACGTCGAGAACCTCGGCGGCGTTCAGAGTGGCCTTCCACGTCCCCTTCGGGTAGAACTCTTCCAGCAGGTCACCGGTGAGCGTCTCGAAGACGAACCAGCGAGGGGTCACCATGCGCTCGCCACTCTCCCCTCGAACCGCGTCTGATCGTCTTCGCCGGTGACGTCGATCTTCACCGTCATCTCCGAACGCGGCGGCGCATCCCACCATCGGCGAGAGGTCAGGTAGCGCGACACGTTCGCCTCGCCGTTGAACAACGCCTGCCGAGTGCGGAAGTCGAACTCCACGTACGCCCCCGCGGCCGTCTCGAAGTCGAGGCCGACCATCCGCTGCTCGAACACGTTCGTCAGCGACACCGACCGGAACGGCCCGTGCACCCGGAACACCGGCCATGACGACCGCTCACCACGGTTCTGCAGCACCAGCCGCCCGTCGGAACCCGTCTGCGGTCCCCAGTGGAGGCTCCACCGCGCCGGCCATGTCAGACCGCCCGACCTTGCCGCCGGCGTCCCCGGCACCCACGGGTCCGTGGTGGAGTAGCGGCGCGGGTCACGCGCGATCATGTCGAAGTCCAGTTCGTTCGTGATCTGCCCGTGATGGTCCCGGACCGCCGTCGCCAGCACCGATACCACCCGTTCGGTCGTCTCGGCGGCATCCTCCACACACATCCGCACCGGCCCTGCCGCGCCGATCGCCGCGAGGCGGGAGTGCGTACGGATCAACTCGGCCTCGTCAGCAGCTTCCATCACCACATGCAGGGAGATCGCCGCGGAGACGCGAAGCGACTGCATGACCTCGTAAGCGCCGTCAGAGGTATCGCGCTCATCGACCGGCACCTTGTCGTCCGTCAGGGAGTACCAGTCGGTGAGCTCGTTGTACCAAATGCCATCCGGCCCTGGAGTCGGCGGAATTGCCACGTTCCCGAGGGTGATGAGTCCCGTCAACGCTTCACCCCCGCCAATCTGCGTGCCTCGCGGTCCGCCTGGCGCATCTGCAGGCGGATGTCGATCGGCTCGGCGCGGAACTCCTGAGTGAGGTTCGGCATCTGATCACCACCGCTCCGAGCGGGCGGCTCGTCGGCGAGGACGCGCCGCATCATCTCGTTGTGCATCCCCGTGTCGACGACCGTCTCCGGCTTGCCAGCCTCGGCGAGCACCGCCACTGTCCCGCCGGGGCTTGGCAGCACCGTCGCGCCCTTCGCGAGTCGCGGGATCTTTCCGAGGTGGATGTCGACCGCGCCGCCGGTCACCGACTTCACTCCGGCGGCGACCGTGTTGATTCCGTCGATCACGGTGTTCACGCCGTCGATGATCGAGTTGATCACGCCCTTGATGAAATTCACCACTCCGTCGAACGCGCCCCGGATCGTGTCACCGACGCCACCGAAGACGAGAGTGAAGGTGTCGCCCACGATCCGCACGGCTGCCGCGATCCAATCGGCCGTTGGCTTGATGATCGAGTTGTAGAGCCACGAGAACGTGGCTCCGATCGCGTCGAAGGTCGGCTTCAGCACCGACGTCCACACCCAGTCGACGATCGCGCCGATAACCTCCATCGCGCCCTCCCAGGTGTCCTGGAAGAACGTCGTCTGCGTCGCGACCCACACGATGCCGGCCACGAGCCCGGCGAGCAGCAACACGATCCACGTAATCGGGTTCGCCAGCAGCGCCGCGTTCGCGGCCCAGATCGACGCCGCCCACGCAACGAACGCAGCGACCAACGTCACGCCGATCACAGCAGCGATGATGCCGATTACCTCTGTGTTCTCCGACATCCACGAGCCCAGCCCCTCGAGGAACGGCATGACCTGCGTGAGCCCCTCAGAAAGCCCCGTGAACAACGCATTCGCGATCGGCTCGAGCGCGACCATCGCCTTGTTCTGGACGACCTGCCACTTCTCGGCGAAGTCCATCGTCTCGCCGCCGAGCCCGAGAATGCTGTCGCCGGTCGCCCCGGTCGCCGCCATGAGGTCGTTCATGTTCAGAACGCCGGACGACAGAGCAGCGACGAACTGAGATGCTCCCTTCGTACCGAAGAGCTTCGACGACAGGTCGAGCGCCGCCGCCGTGTTGCCTTCCGAGACGAACCCCTGGATCTCCCCCGTGACCCGCTTGAACGCCGAGGAGGGCTCCTCCCCCGCCTTCGCGAGGGTGACCATGCCCTTCGACATGCCGCCGAGCACCTGCTGAGCGTTCAGACCGGCCTTGTCCAGGCTGCCGAGGAGGGAGATCGAGTCCTGGAAGGAGAACCCGAGCGTCTGCAGCGCGGGGGCCTGCGCCTTCACGCCAGCGGCGAGATCGTTCATGCCGACGCCGGTCGCCTGCGACACTCGGAAGAGGTCGTCCATCGCCGCCGAGACGCCTTCGCCCTCGATCTTGAAAGCACTGAACGCCGCCGACGTCGTCCCGATGTCGATGTCCTCGCCGAGGATGCGGCCCGCCTCGAGGTACTGCGAGGCAACCGTCTCCAGTGTCTCGCCGGACAAGCCCATGCGCGTGTTGAGGTCGGCGACCGTGCTGCCGATCTTGTCGAAGTCGGCCGGCACCTGAGTGCCGACCGCCTTCGCCGTCGAGATGAGCCCGTCGAGGGCTACCCCCTGTGCGCCGGTTCCGACGCGGATGGTGTCGGTAACGTCATCGAACGTGGAGCCGATGTCGTACAGGCCCTTCACGGTCGCGATCGCTGCGCCGCCGAGCGCGGCTGCGCCCAGCGCCCCCTTCATGGCGCCGGACCACTTCGATCCCGCCTTCTTCCCCTCGTCCTCAGCGGCCTTGGTGCCCGGAGCGAACGCCTTGACGATCTCGTCGGTGACCCCCGGCATCGCCGGCGTCACGCGCAGCCAGAGGTTCGCCAGTTCCAGTCCTTGACCGGACATGTTCCGCCCCCTTCCGTTCCCACCACTCGTCGAAATCGGCAATCGGGATCGGGTCAGACCCGAGCGACGTCGACTTCCGCTGACCGGGTCGCCGGATCGGCTTCGGCTTCGGGGCGCTCTTCCGCCCCGATCGCTGCCAGTTCGCGACGTTGAGCGCGTCGACGACCATCGCGAGCAGGTGTTCCGTCTCGCTCCACTGCTTCCCGTTGAGGGAGGTACAGAACGCCGACGCCGGATCCTTCTGCCATCTGCGCCTGAGCACGGCGAGCTCGTGCCAGTTCAGTCGGTGCCCGAGGTCCGACAACCGCCAACCGTGCGCGAGGAGGTCGGATTCGAGTGCCTCCGCGTGCTCCCCGTCTAGGAGATCGCAGAGGCCGTAGATTCCCCCAGGTCAGTCTCCGAGTCGTCCTTCCACGCCTTCATGAGGGTGTCGAACGCGCCTCGGTTGAGCTGGTCGAGGTGCTCCCATGCGTCCGCCGGCGCGAGCGCCTCCAGCAGCGTGAAGACCTGGTCGGTCGGGGTCGCGTGCCGGGTGCGGCGGATGAGGCCGATGGGGATGTCTTCGAAGCGCGGCAGGGTCAAGGAGTAGCCGTCGGGGAGGGTCTGGTGGAATCGTTCCAAGGTCATGGGGATCTTCTTTCTGTCGCGAGGATTTACGGTTCGGTCGGCGCGTCTGCGGGCGGGATCGCCTGACCCGCGTACACGCCGTCATCGGTGAAGAGGTAGATGTTGTTCCCGGCCTTGTCCGGGTACGTGGCGAGCGTGACCGGCAGCGTCACAGCGGCATTCGACACCAGGGGAATCTCGCCCCGCTGGCTCACCTGGCCGTGCGGGACCATGACGACGATGCGCCGGTCGCCGTCCTTGACCTTGAAGTACCAGGCCTTCGTCGGAAGGTGGTGCTTCCCCAGAGCGCCGCGCATCCGCGTGCCCTTGGTGTCGGTCGCCGGGTCCACCTGGACGTTGTCGTCGCCGAAGTAGTTCCGCGCGGCCGCCGCGTTCAGTTCCAGGTGCGACCACGCGATCTCGCCCGTGAACTCGGTCAGGATGCGCCGAACCTCGGCGCCCGACCAGTCCTTGATGGACTCCGTCGATTCGTTCGGCGTGATCGTCACGCCGTCCTCGTTGACGTACCCGGAGTCGTCGAGCCCCTGGAATCTGATGTCGTCGATCGTCGCCGGGATGACATCGGTGCTCGGGCCGGTCAGCACGGCGCCGGTCACCAGCTGATCCGGTGCGCCGACGAATACGTTGTTCGCCTCAACAGGCATTGCTGTCCTCTTTCTGTAGCGGGTCCGGCCGGACGACGAGCATGCGTAGTTCGACGGACATGGTGAATGTGTAGCGGTGGTGGGTGGGGACGTCGGGGTGCGGCAGGTTCGCCGGTGCCGCGAGGATCTGCGCCCCGTAGCACGTGGCGTTCCCCATGCGCCCGTCGCGTGCTGCTGCGGAGAGTGCAGCCCGCGAGAGCGCCGCGAGGCGCGAGGCGGTCGTCTCGGATTCCGAGAAGCACTCCACCGTGCACGTAGCCTCGTCAGTCACCATGTCTCGCTCGGCTCCGCCCGTGCGGACGACGCGAACGAACCCCGGCGGCTTCGGATCCTTCGGCAGGTCGGTGGAGACGGGCATGCCCGAGAGGAAGGGCCACGCGAGAAGCTCGCGGCGGATCTCCTCCTCGGCGTCCGGCGCGACGAGCAGTTCAGCCACGGCCTGCGTCAATCGCTCGTGTGAGGGTGCGATCTCGCGCCTCGGCCTCGCGACCGGCGGGCGTCGCGGCAGCGACGTACCCCATCGCGCGGCCGAGCTTCGACGAACCGCCGACGACTTCGACGCGCGCCTCGAAGTCGGGTTCGCCGCCCGCCGCGTCTGCGATTGCCTCGGCACGTCGCTTCACTTCCGCCTGCATCTCCCGGGACTGCAGAACCTTGCGGATCGTGTCGGAGTTGATCTGCACCCGAATGGATGTGCTCATCTGTCCTCCCATCGGCTCAGGCGAATGATCGTGTGCGACGTCACGGCCGAGGTCCCCTGCTGGCGGAGGATGCCGCCCACGATCCGGTAGACGTCACCGGCGTAGACGATCCGGTCGCCCGGCCGGACGTCGGCGGCGAACGGGCCGCGCGCGGTGTAGGTGACCTCGGTGCCGGAACGGTTCACCGCGTCCTCGGTGGTGTCGCCCGCGTCGATCGCCCAGCGACCCACGGCGACCGCATCCGCCGGTGCGGGGTACGTCTCGTCGTCCCGCCCGTGAGCGTTCGTTCGAGTCGTCGGGCGGAGTCGCCCCAGCGGATGCCGGGCGACGACACCCGCGATCATGGCAGCGAGCCGATCTTGTAGGCGATGATCTGTGCCTTCTCGTAATCCATCAGCGCGACTCCTCCCGCCGAATTCGGTCCGACGAGGGAGTGCCGGACCGCCACGGCGCCGGCCTGCTCGCTGGTGTATCCGAGAGGCGAACCGAGCGCGCGC